TAACATCGGCTCGTTTGGTGGCAGACACTTTGCCATAGATAACCTCAACCGTGTGTCCAGTGGCTAACAACTTTTCCTGTAGCATCTCTAGCGTATTGGTATAGGGTACAAATACCAGCACTTTGTTTTCTGTCTCTGCAATGATTTCTTGCAGTACGTTAAATCGTCCGGTGATGTCTAGCTCTACTGTGGCGCGGTCGTCTGTAAACACACTGCCAGCAGAAACCTGTAAAAGTTTGGACAGTCCAACCGCCGCATTGACTGCGCTGATTGTTTCACCTGCGGCTTGGGTAGCCATGCTTTTGCGTAACTCCTCATATAGTTTCCACTGCTGTTTGGTCATGGGTACATCACGCGTTGTATACACGATGCCCGGTAAGTCTAGGCACTCTTCTTTGGTAAAGCG